TGGCAGATATTCATGCTCCTGCTCTTCAACGTTTTGCAGAAGCAGTCGCCGCAGCAGAGCGCCTCGCCTGCATTGCAGACGTCCGGCGGTCGCGCCTGAGCCTTGACGGTGTGCATGGTGTCTCGCATGAGACGTCCTATATAGCGGACAGGGTTCTTGACAACGCAGTTCGCAAGATCGAAGAGAGGGACAACAAATGACACAGACGTTCTTTAAGGGCGATTTGGTGCAACTGAGCGAGATGCCGTTGTCCATGCGCCACTTTGATGGGAACTGCAAAGCCATCGTTATTGAAACCTACGAAGAACGATACGGCCAAACCGGAAAGAACTTCGACAAGGAATACACGTTGTTTGTTTTGAAAAACAGTGGAGGTGGCGAGGTCGTTGAGGCCTTTCTGGCCGCTATTTGGAGACGTATGCGATGAGTCTGTGCCCGGAATGCCTGGAGGACAGCAAGGTGCTCGAGACCCGGATCGATTACCGCAACTGGCGCGTGCGTCGGCGAGTGTGCGTGGCCTGCGGGCACCGCTACTGGACTTATGAGATCCCGCTGGATCAGATCACGATCGACGAACCAGCTCAGGCCGAAGTGGACGACGAATGAGGCGAGCGTTTGAACCCCGACCCTATCAGCGCATTGCGTTGGATTATTTGCATGAAACGCCGCGGGCAAACCTGTGGGCCGGCATGGGACTGGGCAAGACGGCCACGTGTCTGACGCTGCTGGATGCCCAGTACAACGTCGGCGGTGAGACGGCGCCCACGCTCGTGCTGGCCCCGTTGCGGGTTGCGCGTGAGACCTGGCCGACCGAGACGGCCAAGTGGCAGCATTTAGAGGGGCTTGAGGTCGTGAGCATCACAGGTACCGCCAGCGAGCGCCGCCAGGCGTTGATGCGCGACGTGCCGGTGTACGTGACCAACTACGACAATCTGCCGTGGCTGCGCGAGCACCTGGGCGACCGTTGGCCGTTCGCCCAGGTCGTCGCAGATGAGAGCACCCGGCTCAAGAGCTTCCGCACCCGCCAGGGCGGCAAGCGCGTGCGGGCTCTGGCCGACGTGGCGCACACCGACATCAAGCGCTGGATCAACCTCACCGGCACCCCGTCGCCCAACGGTCTGGAGGACGTCTGGGGCCAGCAATGGTTCATCGACGCGGGCCAGCGCCTGGGGCGCACATTCAGCGCGTTCCAGGGCCGTTGGTTTCGCCCGATCAAGAAGTCGCAATGGCACCAATGGGTGCCGCAGTTAAACGCCCAGGCCCAGATCCAGGAGCGCTTGGCCGACTGCACGCTGACGATCGATCCTCGCGACTGGTTCGACCTGCGCCAGCCGATCGTCAACGTCATCGAGGTCGAGCTGCCGGCGGCCGCGCGCACGCTTTATCAACAGATGGAAACCAAATTTTTCGCCGAGATCGATGGGCAGGAAATCGAGGCCCTTTCAACCGCTGCGAAATCTCAAAAGCTGCTGCAGCTGGCCAACGGCGCGATTTACACCGACGACGCAGGCACGTGGAAGGAAATCCATGACGCGAAACTTAGCGCTTTGGCGAGCGTTGTTGAAGAAGCGGGCGGCACCCCCGTCCTTGTCGCCTATCACTTCAAAAGTGATCTCCGACGGCTACAAAACGCATTCCCTGCAGGTCGGGCGCTGGACGCTGACCCTGCGACGATTGGAGACTGGAACGCCGGGAAAATACCAGTTCTATTTGCTCACCCTGCATCGGCAGGGCACGGCCTGAATCTGCAGGACGGAGGGAACATCCTCGCCTTTTTCAGTCACTGGTGGGACCTCGAGCAGCACGACCAGATCATCGAGCGGATCGGTCCTGTGCGGCAGCTGCAGTCGGGGCATGACCGACCGGTGTTCGTCCACTACATCACGGCGCGAAACACGATCGACCAGGTCGTGATGGAACGGCGCGACGGCAAGCGCACGGTCCAGGAGGTGCTGATGGACTACATGAAGGGACAGCAATGAATGACGCCCTGAGCCGTCAGGAAGGCGGCGTTCATTACAAGCTGCTGGCCATCCAGCCGGTGGAATACATCCACAGGAACGGCCTCGGGTTTTGCGAAGGCAGCGTCATCAAATACGTCACCCGCTGGCGCGCCAAAAACGGCCTCGAGGACCTGAAAAAGGCGCGGCATTTCCTGGACCTGCTGATCGAGATGGAATCGAATCATGATCGTCCTGTCTGACGAAGAGGTCGCCGCGTTCACCGGCGCAATCCGAGCCGACGCCCAGGCTCGAGAGCTCGACCATATGGGCATCCCGTATTACTCGCGGCGAAACGGTAAGATCGTCGTCCTGCGCGCCTCCTTGGAGGGTAGATATGGCACGCCCCAGAAAGCTCAACAAGAATCTCCCGCCCTGCGTCTACCCTAAGCACGGCGCCTACTACCTGGTGCGAGCCGGCAAGTGGACACGCCTGGGCAGTGACCTGCCGTCGGCCCTGGCCGCGTATGCGCGCCTGTACGTTGAGGCCAAGGGCACGATGCCCCTGCTGATCGAAACGGTCCTGCTGCACATCAAGCCGCGAGTGGCCGAGTCGACTCATGCCCAGTACGCCATCGCGGCCCGCAAGCTGCAGTCGATCCTCGCCGAGTTCAGCCCCGAGCAGGTCCTGCCCAAGCACGTCGCACAGATCAAGCTCGCGCTGGGCAAGACGCCGAACATGGCCAACCGGGTGTTGAGCTTCTTGCGCCAGGTCTTTGACTACGCGCTCGAGCAGCAGCTGGTCGACAGCAACCCGGCGATCGGCATCAAGCGGCACCGCGAGGCCAAGCGCGAGCGGCTGATCACCCAGGAGGAGTACCAAGCGATCTACGCGCAGGCTGGCCCGCGGCTGCAGGTCATCATGGATCTGCTGTACCTGACCGGCCAGCGCGTGGACGACGTCCTGCACATCCGGCGCGCCGATCTGCTGGACGCCGGCATTGCGTTCGAGCAGCAAAAGACGGGCGCCCGCCTAGTGGTGAAGTGGACCCCGGAGCTGGAGGACGTCGTCGCTCGAGCCAAGCGGCTGCATGGCCGCGTTGAAACGTTGACGCTGTTGCGGGGCCGCACTGGCAAGGCGCCCGACTATCGATCGGTGCGCGAACAGTGGGACAAGGCCTGCCAAGCGGCCGGTGTTCCTGATGCGCATCTGCACGATCTGCGTGCAATGGCGGCCACCGCAGTGGGAAAAGATCAGGCCAGCGCACTACTCGGTCACGCCGACGCTCGGACCACTCGGATCTACCTGCGCGGACGCGAAATTCCGGTCGTTGAGGGCCCGAGTTTTAGACGTCTAATAGACGCCAAGAAAAATGCCCAATGAAATCAATTCGTTAGAGCATACCCCAATGATGCAGCAACAGGTTCGGTTAAATGAACTAAAGCTTTGAAATATCGGTGATTTTTTACTCGACAAAACCAAAAGTGTCTAAAATTCAAAACCCTAATTTTGCTTTCTAACGCATTGATTTTTATACAGCGCGTTTTAGGTTTTAGACATTAGTTTTCCGTCGGTTAAAGAATTAGGTTTGAGTGCGCCGGCCAGCGTCTCGTCTTTATCCTTGGATCCGATGCTCGAGCCGAACCAATACTGCAAGACCGCCTTCATTTCGCTGACCACATAGCCGATCAGCGTGCCGGCCAGCACGTTGTCCACTTTGGCGGTGCCGGTCATCACGCTGGCGATCATCGCCCCGCCGCCGACCAGGATCACGTAGGACAGGATCGTGGGCGTCGGGTTCTTGGTGGTGGCCGCGAGCTCGCGGGCGCTCGTCACGTCGTTGAACTGCAGCTCGACGTAGCGAAAGCCCCGCTCCTTTTCATCGTTCTGGTACTGCAGCTCGAGCTGCCGGATCTGCGCCACGTGATCGGGCGTCAGCTGCCCGTCGGTGAAGGCCTTGGCGATCCTGTCCTGGGTGGGGGCATCAATGCCCAGCACCTTGCCCAGCGCGCTTACCGCGGCGCCCGCCAACGGGCCACCCAGGGCCGTGGCCACGGTCGGTGCGACCGTCTTGAGGATGTCAACAACGTCGGTCATGCGTACCCCTTCGATACGTTGCCGCCGCTTGACTCGAACGCGGCGATCAGTTGGTCGAGCTGGTTCTCGCGCTGGCCGTAGTTGGCCCCAGGCAAGCTCGCCCAGATGTTGCTGCAGCGATGGATGGCCTCGACCACATCGCCCGCGTCGATCGCGGCGAGCGCCTGGCGCTCCTTGATCTGGATGAGCGCCACCGTATCCTGGCTGATGGGCGAGAAGTCGTGCAGCCCGAGCTGCGCCTTGTAGGCGTCCCAGTAGCGCTCGAGCAGCTGGTAGCGCCCGGCCGCGGTCGAGGAGATCCCGCTCGCCAAACGCACGAGCTTGCGCGGGTGGTCGGCGTAAGAATCAAACAGGCTCGGCTCGGCAGGCGTTGAGCCCACCAGCACGTTGTAGCCGTTGTCGCTGGCGGCGAGCAGCTGCGAGCCAATCTCGCTCCAGGCGATCATGTTGAGAAACGCCCGGCGCTGGGAGATGTTGGCAGGGATGGTCATCATTTGAGATGCGATCCAAACCAGCTCACGATCGCGCCCACGGCGCTCGCGATGGTCATGCCCATCCAAAAGCCGCCCTTGCCTTTGTTGGCGAGCTCCAGCAGCTCTTTGACATCGGCCTGCAGGCTCGATACCTGGTCTTCCAGCGTCTTCACCTGGCCAATCAGCAAACCGAATTTGACGGGATCGATGTCGGACATAGTCGTTTTTCAAAATTGAATTAGGGCCATCACGGCAACGTCGCAACGAAAGCCGCAATCTGATCCGGGGTCATGGGGTTGCCATTGGCATCATTTATCCCTGCACCGGATGAGACTGCCGATTTGAAGACGGTGTAATCGCTGTTGGCGGGGGCGAAGGGGATTGATGCCCCGTCAGAAAGGCGGGTAATAACGCCTGCATTTGTTAGTTGATACATTGGTCAA